ACCTCTCCAGTGACCTCATAAAGTGAAGGGTACTTCACAGTTACGCCGGAAGCGGGGTTGCTGGATGCGCCAGCAAAAACGATACACGGGTCTGCGTTACCTGAAATCCCGGTAAAAGCTCCGGTATATACGCACTGGTAGTCCTCTGTAAGTGTTATTGTTTTATCGCTGAAGGTCTGCGAACCACCATTATTCCGCTGCGCCCGAAATACAACATCTTTGCCGACATTTCCTGCGACATCAGCCTTGACGTAAGCAACACCTAAGAAACTCCTGTTTTCAATGTCAGCAATAGCCGTATCATCGCCAGTCCCAATGAAGTCGCTGCCGCTACTCAGCCCTGTGACCGTATAAACTCCGTCACCATCGAATGAGATAGCCGCGCTGCCGCCGCTTAAATCCCAGTTTGACACTTGGAGTATCGCGCTAGTAAGAATATTCTCTACCCGCCTGCTGCCAATCATTCTAGCCTCGTTGGACAGCACAGAGACTTGCTTGCCCTGAGCATCTTCAGAGGTGGCTGTGGTGGCGCGGGTGAAGTTGGCTGCATTAGCTGCGCGTACAGCAGGACTACCACTAGACTGCGCCTTAGATGGTTCTAACGTATTTAATAGAGGTAGGTCAAAAGCCAACGGGCCATCTTCTTGACCCGTAGTACCCCTCAAGACATTACGTATTGTTGATCGTAAAACAGATCTCAGCACGGTTTATTTCCTTTGATCAAGGCTCGTCATAACTGCATCAATGTCTAGTGAACCACCGCCACCAGAAGTAGTAAGATAGATCTTAGTACCGGATCCAAAAAGACCATTAACTTCAAAGTTGCTTGTTTGCGTAGCGTCAGTATCATTAAAGGCTGCTAAAGTCCCATCCTCTTTAAGATACTTAATAGTTACAGTGGCACTATCAAATGTTCCGTTGACTTTAATAGTTGCTGAACCATCTCCACACACACCAAGGAAAGTGTCCGTATTAGTCGTAATAGTCGCTGTTTGTCGTTTGTTCGTCATTAGTCTTTCCTATAAAGATATGAATGTATATTTAAACTTCGTCGAATACTACGAATGAAACATCCGTATTAGTCGTAATAGTCGCTGTTTGTCGTTTGTTCGTCATTTCTATTTAATCTCTATAAGCTGTTTAAGTTATGTACCTACAATCCAAAAAACATCTACTACCATCTGACCAAAACTTTTATTAATCGTAAACCCGTCTGCATCAAAAGAAGCAATAGTTCCTCTAGCTAGGTTAACTGCTCCGGAATCGTACACATTATAAAGCGAAGTCGAGTCAACAGTATTCCAAAATGCTACAGTAGATCCATTATTATAAGCCGTTCTTGATCTCTGATAATAAGTAGAATCTTCATAGTAACCGCAGGCTGTCGTTATCTCAGAAGCACTAGCAGTCATAACATTTACTGCCATAATCCACGTTGGCTGAAAACCAATACCAGTAACTGCCTGATTACCTGTTGCCGCTGTCATTGTAGTATGGCCTACTTTTATTTGACTCCCCCCATTCCCAGAAGGTAGTACGCCAGTTACATCCGTGGTCAGGTCAATCTGATTCCTTGTGATCTCTTGACCAGAGATTGTAATATAATCTGGAGTACCTGCAAGAGTAACATCAGTGCTATTATCCGTACCAGCAGCATCTACGCCTAAATTAGTTCTAGCATCCCCGGCGCTTGTAGCCCCCGTACCCCCTTGAGCAACCGGGACGGCTGTCGTCAAGGTGATGGTGTCGGCATAGAGATCCTTGAATCTTTTAGTGTTTGTCCCGAGATCTATGTCGCTATCTGTAACAGGCTCGATAGTGCCATCAGTAATAATAATCTGCTCTACTGAGGAACTAGCTACATCAACCCAAAAACCAATGTTGTCATTAGCCGTGTCAATAAGAACTTTATTAAGCGGAGTAGTTACACCCGCATCACCAATTAACCCTATGACAGGGCCTTCTGCGGCTGTGCCATCGTGAGCATGACCAGTAGTATTAGCAAAGGCTGCTTGTACTGCATTAAGCTCAGAGTTATGATCTGCTGCCTCGATTGTAGCAGCGTCTACGAATGTTGTCTGTCTTGTGTATCCTGCCATTAGCGCCTATCCATTGGTACAAAAGTAATGTACATACCTGTTATTTTAAAGGGTGGATAAGAATCTTCTCCAGTAAAACTAAAAGATACTGAAGTTCCAGATCCTAATAAGTTAATTCTCTTAAGTGGAGTAGAGATACCGTATACGTCCGTTCCGTACACTGCCGTACCATATACTGCTCCGTAGCTTAGTGTGCCTACGTCAGTCTGAGAAGGCTGTACAATCCCCGTAGAACTAAAGTCAAACTTCCACTGTAGCGTAATATCCGTAGATCCTTCTGGCTCCGTAGAAAGATTCATCCAGTGTAAAGTCTTTCTTAGGCCGGGATCGCCAAAGTCCATGTCACCTGTTACGTAGTTATAGATGATAGCAGTTCCTGCGAAGTCATCTCCTGAGTCGTGTAGATAAATATTACCACTAAGATCTCCGTGGTAGTATTTCTCTGCTCCGTTAAAGTTAGCTCCTATTGCTCCTACGTCAAAGCCTGAGCAAGTACTCCACTCAAACCTATAAGCCCCTGACTGTGGATCTACACGCAGCGTACCTATAATACCTTTCTGGTTAGTAGCACTACCACCGGACGTACTATAGTACATCCTGTATTGATCCTTCCCTTTGAGGACAACACTATTAAAAATGTAGGAGCCGGGGCTGTTAGTAATCGTAGAAATAAGAGGTTGGATGTTTTTACTAACAGTACCTAACTCAATGTCCCCTATTCTCTCAGTACCAGCAATGGTTCTAAAACCATCCTGAGAGAGGTAGATAAGATCACCTCCTATTTCTTGAACAGTGTAACCAGAGACACAACCAAGGTCATCAGTTACATCTTGGACTTCTATACTAGTAGGATTACTAATGTCAACAATCTTCTTGATTGACCTCTCACAGAAAACATACAAATCATTTCTGAAAGATTTGATACCTACGATAGTATCGTTAATAGTAATCGAACCAGACCCTGTTCCTGCAAAGTCATCGTCTTCGTTGTAGGCACTATAATACACAGTACTTGGTGCGTTAGTAGTATCTACAATACACAGATGCCTTTCGTGTACTTCTACGTACTTACCTGCACTAGGCGTAGAGAGTTCTTCGTAGTACCAAGTCTTTGAACCACCAGTACCCTCTATCCTAAACAAAGCTACTTGATCTGCACCAGTTGCTATAATCAGTGTACCATACAGTGCAGAGGTCTTACCTACTGGCGCTTGCATCAAAGCAAACTGAGCCTGTCCTTGAGATGGTCTATCTAGGGCTGCTGCGCCTGCTAAGGCTGCGTCATTACCACCACCTGCTAGATCCTTATTGATCTGTGTCCAAGTGATGCCATCTTCTGAGTAATATACAGATGTATCTACACAGACTACTACACCAGCACCGTAAGGCTGTACGCCAAAGATTTGGTTAGATCCCTCTGGCTGAATAGCTGAACCACCACCAAAGGCAGTAAAACCATTAATACGTCTGTAGCCGCCCTCGTTAGATACTTCAAAGTTATCTAGCTTAACAGCAACATTAGGCTTACGGAGCAACTCATACGGTGTAGATACTAAGTCTAACCCGCCCTGAGGTACTACTGTAAATGGCTGAGCTACTGGCACTTACGTAAACCTTATTCTATCATCTGTAATAAAGTCAGGAGTCTGTTCCATCAAAGACCTTCTCATCTTTAACAGACCTTCGTTGTACTCTTGTAATGCAAAGGCTGCTTGTTGTGGGCTTTCTTTAAACTGCCACATATAGTATCTAGCTCTTGCATATAGTACGTTGATCCACGAATCAGGGATCACAATCTCATCGCCAAACGCAGACAGTCTAGCAGGCTGCGTCCAAGCGTTGAAGTAAATTCTATACACCTTGTCAGGTACTGGACTCAGACCAAAGTATCTATTGTCTGCGCTCCGTATAACTCTGCGTGGTGTATCGTAACCTTCAGCCTCAAAGACAGTGTTGTTATCTTCTTGTCTGAACATTGTATTGTAGTATTGGGTAGTAACGTAGTGTAACTTCTGGTTAGTATAAGGAGCCGTAGCACCTGCTACACCGTATGTAGTTACGTAGAAGTTATCCCAATCAATAGACTTAAAGTCAGTCCGTATGTCTGCTGAAGCAGTCTTAAGCAAATAGAACTTAGTACCTGCTACAGTCTCAATGTACAAAGAACCTGTGAAAGGTTCTTCGGGGTTTCCTTCGATTAAAAAGGGCCATTCTTCTTCTGCATTAACAATATCAAAATAAGCTCTGTTAATGATATCTTTCGCAAAGGCATGAATCCCTACGGCACTAGCAAAGTTAGCAGAGCTAAGCTCTACTTCGTTTAGCTCCTTAAGGATTGTATTAGTAGCTGCTAAATATGTAGTTGACATACTATACCTTTAAAGTAAGGGGGCCTCAAAAGACCCCCTATATCGCTTACGCGTCTGAAGTTGTGTTCCAGAACGCCTTAACGAGTGCTTCATCACGCAGGACTTTACGCCCATACACATGAAGACCACGAACGATATCACCGAAGCTAGTCGGGTCACGCAGAGTTTCTACGTTCAACATCGTACCAGCAGTAGCCACACTTGAGATGTGACCAGCCAGAGCGATCTTTGAGTTAGAACCAGCAGGCATGTTGTTAGACTTGTACATTTTGAAGCCGCGCAACA